GTCTGCGCCTTCGCGAGCACCTGTGCGCTCTGCTGGACGGTCGCCAGCCTGTCGCGCGCGAGCTGGGCGACGCTCGTCGCGCAGGCCTGCCCGCGCTTGCCCTTCTCCGGCGCGAACTCGGCGCCGGCCGAGGCGCAGACCTGATTGCTCCACGCGACGAGCGCGTCCCGATCGTGCCGGCCGATCGCGCCCCATGCGTAGATCCCCGCCGCGATCCCCGCGAGGAGGAGCATGACGGCGTCCTGCCGATGGGTGGACAGCCATTCGAGCACATCGGCGCCGTAGCGCATGCCGAGCAGCACGATCCCCGCGCCGGGGACCAGCGCAGACAGGCCGGCCGTGAGGGCGTGGGCGAGCAGCCACGAGAGGATCGTGCTCATTGCGAAGGACTCCTGTCCATGACGCGATTGCGGACCTGACCGAAGACGAAGGCGCGCTGGGCGGCATTGGCCTCGACGATCTCGGCGTAGCGCTCGCCCTGAAAGCAGTTGAGCAGCTCGACCAGCACGGCCTCGCCGTCCTGCGCCTTCCGCGCGGTGATGTAGCGCTGCAGCGAGGCGAGCGACTTGTCCGCGAGATTGCCATCGACCAGCAGGCCGTCACCGCTCATGACGTTCAGGGCGCGCTGCAGGAACTTGCCGGCGGTGAAGACGCCCATGTTGACGCCGGTATCGAACAGCTCGCCGGCGACGCGCGGCGCGACGGTCGCGATCCGGTCGAAGTGCGGCCCGGACCAGTAGGACACGGCGTAGATCGTGCGGGCCAGCGCGATCGGCATATCCTTCATGGCACCGGCATAGCCGTTGGCGCGCGCGACGGCCTGCGTGATGCCGTAGCGGGTCGGGCCGCCCTTGTCGGCCGGATGATCGACAAAGCCGCCTTCCCGCTGGATCAGCGCCTCGATCAGCTGATCGCGGTTCACGACGTGCCGTCCCGGTTGATGCCGATCTTCGCGAGCAGGCCATCGGGCAGCGCGGCGACAGCCGCGGCGACGCCCTCGATGAAGCGCGGCGTCGCCCGGAAGGCGACCATGGCGATCACGAAGCCGACTGCCTGCGCGACGAAGGGATCGAGACGCAGCCAGGCGGTGACGCCGAGCGTCACGTAATAGGAGACGCAGATCCCCACGGCCCATTGAACGAGGCGCTGGGACCAGCTGAGGCCCTTTTCCCATGCCTGGGCGACGGCGGCACCGATCGCCGCCGGCGCGAGCGCGCTGGCGAAGGTGCCGATGGCGTTGGCGATTTCGACCGTGAGCTTGCTCATACAGGATCAGTCCCAAAGGTTGACGAGATCGACCGTGGCGGTGGTCGGAGCGGTTGCGGGAATGGTGACGGCGCGCCCCTCGGGCAGGGCTGCGGACTCCGCCGCGAGGCCGGGATTGGCGGCGAGCGTGGCCTCGACGGCAGCGGCGCCACCTCCCGTCGCTCGCCAGACCAGCGCATCGAGGCTTTCGCCGGCGATCGCGGTGATGACGGTGTCGGCCATCAGATCAGCGCCACCTTGGAGCGCCGCTTGCCGAGGATGTCGCGGATCGCGTGCAGCGCGTTGCGGCGGTGCTGATCGATCGGCAGGCCGACGTCGGCCGCGCGCTGCAGACCGTCGTTGGTCGCCGAGATCTCCGCGTGCGTTTCGAGGAGATCGGCAGCGGCATAGGACATGACCGCCCGGCGCCAGGCGAGGACGAGGACGCTCTTGCCGTCGATCTGATCGGCCGGGACGTCATCGAGCGTGGCATGGCCGGCTGCGGCCTGCAGGGCAGTCCATGTCGCCAGATCGCGGCCGACTGTAGCGATCGCGGCGATGATGGCCGCGCGAAGCCGATCGGCGGTCACCGTATCGCCCAGTCGCATGGCGGCGCGGACGTCCGCTGGCGCGATGTCGGGATACCATTCGCCCGCCGACACGGCGGTGCCGTCGTTCGCACGGGCAGGGATGGTGACGGAAAGGCTCATGACGGCGTCCGGTCTGTCTCGCCCCGAGCAGTCGGGGGTGGGGATAGCGAGCGGGTCGGTCGGCCGAAGCCTCCTCTCCGATCACGTCCGCCCCCGAGCGCTCGGGGGGCGAGGGCTTGCCCGGCTCAGTCGCCGGCGTTGGCAGTGGCGGCTTCGGCCAGCTTCGCAGCCAGGCGCTCGAGGCCGTCGAGTTCCTTCTTCACGCCGATTTTCGCGTCGAGCGCGCGGGCGCGCTTCATGCGCTCGATCGCTGCGGCGAGCAGAGAGCGCTTGTTGCCGGCGGGGCCATCGGCCGAATCCTCGAGCGCCTTCACCTGCATGGCGAGGAGGCGGCCAATCGCGGCGTGGAGCTTGGCCTGCACGATGTTGAAGATGTCTTCGTCGGCGACCATGTGCTCGACCGCCTGCAGGACGCGGAGATCGAAGTCCCCGCCCTGCCCGATCGCTTTAAGCGCTGCGTCCGCATATTCCTCGCAGATGAGCGTGGCGGGTGTGCGCTTGTAGCGTTCGGGCAGAGCGAGCTTGAAGCGGAGCACCGCAGCGGCGAGGGGCAGCGCGCCCACATAATCGCCGGTGTCGATGCGCCAGATCATGACGGTCGGGAAAATCTCGTCGGCGACGCCGTGGCCCGAATCGAGCATGCCCTTGAGCACGCCTTCGACCCACGCCTCGTACTCCGGCAGCATTTCGCGCTTCCGGTCGATCTTGCGCTCGAGCGACTGGATGTCATGCAGCTCGCGCAGATCGAGGCCGAGCTTGGCGAGCATGATCTCATACTCGCTCGCGGCACCGCCGGCGTGCTGCGCCGGGGCGGAGGTGAGCGCGGTGCCCGCCGCCTTGGCGGCGAGCATACGCTGGCGGTGCGCGCGAGCCGGGCTCATCGTCAGACCTTCTTGCCCATGACGATGTTCTCGGCGACCGCGATCAGGCCATAGTCCTCGACGACATAGGCCTCGTTCACGCTCTCGAAATTCTCGACGCGGTCCTTCTTGGGATTGTCGATGATCGCGCGGCGACGCGACGACTCCTGGTTGTAGATCGACAGGTTGTCGAGGCGGGTGACAGCGAGCTTGCCGGCCGGGAAGCCCGGCACGCGCACGGCCGGCAGACCGCCGAGCTTCTTGGTCGAGAGCAGGACGTCGCGCGCGATCTGCTTCTCGGCGTCGTCGCCGGCGGTGTTGACGATGTTGAAGTACTTGTCGTGGACGAGATCGCGGCCGACGATCACCACCAGCTCGGTGTCATCGCGGTTCCATTCGTCGAGCAGCTCGACGACGTCGAAGACAAGGGCGTCGAGATTGACGTAGTCAGCGGTCGGTTCCTCCGCGAGCGCGCCCACAGCGTCGATGTAGATCTTGGAGTTGTCGAGCAAGCCGTGGCTCATGAAGCGCTCGACCGCATCCTCGCGGGTGTGCTGGATCCAGCCCTTGTTGACGTCCTGCAGGAGCGGGTTGGCGACGCGGTTGGTGGTGGCGGCGACGGAGGTGCCGTTCCAGCCGATCAGCATGCGGTCGAGGCCCTGCCGCTTCAGGATGGCGTCGCGCACGATCGTCTGGAACTCGGGCTTGTGCGCCCAGGCATCGAGGGTGGCGTAGCGGATCGCGGTGTCGAAGTTGGTCTGCTCGCAGCGGTAGCGGCTGCTGTCCATCGACGTCGGATCGGTGGGCGTGCGCTCGCCGGCACCGGACGTGTCGGTGCGGCCAGCGATCGGCTGGGCGACGCCGATGCCGACCTTCTCGCCCTCCTGCTGGACGACGGTGACAAAATTGATGCGCGTCAGGAACTCACTCGAGGCCTGCGTGCGCTCCTCGAGCTTCTGCGAGACGGCGGGATCGACGGTGAAGGCCGTGGTGGCGCTCTCGACGGCGCTGAGCAGCGCGATCTGCGAGACGTAGGCGTTGAAGAGGGCGCGGGTGGCGTTACGCATGGGGTGGTCTCCGGGGCGGCGGGCGGTGCGGGCAGGGCGGCGCTGGGGTCAGCAATCGGTCGTGATGACGTTGTCCCCGCCCGACGCCGGCGGGCGCTGGGTGAAGGTGGCGGGCGCCTTCTTCTCGAGGTCCGACTTGAGGGTTGCGTGGTCGGTCTTCACCGATGCGACATCGGTCGCGATTGTGCCGATCCGGGTGCTCAACGCCTCGACCGCCTCGGTCATCTTCGTCAGGCCGAGGCCGATGGCGGTGAAGCGGGCGTCGTTGTCGTTGGCCGGTGCCGGGGCCGGCTCGGCGGGCTTTTCCGGCGCCTTGCCGAAGCTGGCGAAAAATTCCTTGGCCGCGTTGATGAGGCCGGCGGTCTGCGTGTCGCCCTGCGCGACGACTGGCGCGTCGGCGACCGCAAAGGTGGTCTCCAGCCCGAGCGAGAAGACGTTTTCCGGCGCCTTGGCGCGCGGCAGATGCGGCGACAGGCCGGGGTTCGCGACCGCAAAGCTCAGCACTTCGGTGCCGAGCGAGGCCGGGGTGTCGGTGACGGCGAGGCCCATCAGATAGGCCTTGCCGGTGTTGGCGAAATTGGGCGCGACCTCGATCGAGGTGTAGATCTTCTGCTTGTCGCCGACGAGCTGGACGAGTTCGTCGGTCGCCTCGATCTCGGCGTTGAGCGCGAGCTTCTTTACCTTCTTGCCGCCCAGATCGAGTTCGATCTCCTCGGTCGAGCAGCTCAGCACGTCGCCATAGGCCTTGAACGGCTCCTGCCCGGTGACGCCGACGATATGTTCCTTGTTCACGCGGGCGCCGTAGGTCGCCGGCCTGTAGGTGGCGGCGATGTCGGTCAGCCAGCTCCGCTCGATCTTGCGACCATCGACGGTGTCGCCCTCGACGGCGACGCGGAAGGATTTCGTCTTCGGCATGGTGAGGGCGCGCTCCTGAATTTCGGTCGGCGCGACCGGGCAGAGGGGAGAATGCCCGGCCGCGCCTGCAAGCCGGCAACAGGGGGTGAAGGCCGTCCAGATCGCAACGCGGGCGCGTTGTAAGCGCGGCCGCCACAACGGCAGGGCGCCGCGCGGCGGACGATGGCGCGGCAAGGTCCGCCGCGATGACCGTCCCCATTCCCTTCGACGTGCGGCGCCGCGCCCGGCAGCTCTACTGGGCGGGCTACGACTGCGAGCAGATCGCGGACGTCACGGGCGCGAATGCCAATACCATCCGGAGCTGGAAACAGCGCGACGCGTGGGACACGACCGCGCCGCTCGAGCGGATCGAGTCGTCATTGGATGCGCGCCTGCAGCTCCTGATCATGAAGGAGGACAAGAGTGGGCGGGACTTCAAGGAAATCGATCTCCTCGGCCGCCAGCTCGAGCGATCGGCGCGGGTCCGCCGCTACGAGGCGCCCGGCGGGCACGAGGGCGATCTCAACGAGAAGGTCGCCAACCGGAACCGCGAGCCGAAGAAAAAGCCCAAGGTCAATTTCCTGACGGCGGAGCAGATCGAGGCCCTGCGCGAGGACTTCTTCGCGTCGATCTTCGGCTTCCAGCTGGCGTGGTGGGAGGCGCGGCTCAGCTACAAGACCCGCTTCATCCTGAAGAGCCGCCAGATCGGCGCGACGTGGTATTTCGCCCGCGAGGCGTTCATCGACGCGCTCGACACCGGCAGCAACCAGATCTTCCTCTCGGCCTCGCGCAACCAGGCGAACATCTTCCGCACCTACATCGTCGAGTGGGTCTATGCCGTCACCGGCGTGCAGCTGAAGGGCGAGCACCTCACCATCGATCGAGGGCAGGACGAGGACGGCAAGCAGCTCGAGCAGCCGACCATCTATTTCCTCGGCACCAACTATCGCACCGCGCAGGGCTATCACGGCAATTTCTATTTCGACGAATGCTTCTGGGTCCACGGCTTCGAGCAGATCGAGGCCGTCGCGTCAGGCATGGCGTCGCAGAAGCGCTACCGCGAGACCTATTTCTCGACGCCCAGCTCGATCACGCACGAGGCCTATGCCAAGTGGACGGGCAAGACGTGGGCCGACAGCCAGCCGAAGAGCGCGCGGGTCAAGATCGATGTCAGCCATGCGGCGCTGAAAGCCGGGTTGCTCGGGCCGGACGAGATCTGGCGCCAGATCGTCACGATCGAGGACGCCGAGGCGGCCGGCTCCGACCTGTTCGACATCGGGCACCTGCGCCGGACCAAGCCGGCCGACGTGTTCGACAACCTCTACATGTGCAACTTCGTCGACGACACGGTGAGCATGTTCCCGCTCGCGATGATGCGGCGCGCGATGGTGGACGCCTTCGACGCCTGGCGCGATTTCAACTCCTACCTGCCGCGCCCGTTCGGCGACGGCGAGGTGTGGATCGGCTACGATCCGCAGGAGAGCGCCAATGGCGATCAGGCGGCCTGCGTCGTCGTCGCGCCGCCCAAGGGGCCGAAGGGCAAGTTCCGCGTGCTCGAGAAATTCCAGTGGCGCGGCAAGGATTTCACCGAACAGGCCGAGGAAATCCGCAAGCTCTGCCAGCGCTACAACGTCCAGCACATCGGCATCGACACGACCGGCGCCGGTGCGGCGGTGTGGCAGTGCGTGGTCAAATTCTTCCCGCGCGCCCAGCGGATCGATTACAACCTGCAGGTGAAGTCGGCGATGGTCTACAAGGCCAAGCACGTCTTCACCTCGGGCCGTATCGAGTTCGACGGCGGGTGGGCCGACGTGATGGCGAGCTTCATGGCGATCCGGCCGCAGCTCACCAAGTCCGGCCGCCAGATTACCTATGTCGCCCAGCGCAGCGAGGCGATCGGCCACGCCGATCTCGCCTGGGCGATCATGCACGCTCTCTACAACGAACCTTTGGACGCGGACGACGGTCGCCCGCGCAAGAGCAGATTGAGGATCAATTATGGCGGAGACCAGCGTGCAGCTTCCGGCCGTCGCCGGCGAGCGCGCGAGCGCACCGAAGACGGGCGTCAGCATGTTCAGCTTCGGCGATCCCGAACCCGTGCTCGACCGGCGCGACCTCTTCGGCATGCTCGAGTGCATCCGCAACTCGCGCTGGTACGAGCCGCCCATGCCCATGGCCGGGCTGGCCCGCGCCTTCCGGATCGCGCCGCATCATAGCTCGGCGATACTCGTAAAGCGCAACCTGCTGTTGAAGACGTTCAAGCCGTCCAAGCTGCTCTCCAGCTCGGCGTTCAGCCGGTGGGCGCTCGATTATCTCGTGCTCGGCAACGGCTATCTCGAGCGGCAGGAGAATGTGCTCGGCCGTGCGATGCGGCTCGAGCCGTCGCTCGGCGTCTACACCCGGCGCGGCGTCGATCCGGGCGTCTTCTGGTTCGTCACCAACATGCGCATGCCGCACCAATTTGCGGCCGGCTCGGTCTTCCAGCTGTTCGAGCCGGATCTCACGCAGGAGATCTATGGCGTGCCGGAATATCTTTCGGCGCTGCAGTCGTCGCTGCTCAACGAGGCCGCCACGCTCTTCCGTCGGCGCTATTACCAGAATGGCAGCCATGCGGGCTTCATCCTGTACGCGACCGATGAGGGGCTAGCCGAAGACGATGCCGAGGATCTCGAGGAGGCGCTGGCCAACACCAAGGGCGTCGGCAATTTCCGCAACCTCTTCCTCCATGTGCCCGGCGGCAAGGAAAAGGGCCTGCAACTGATCCCGATCGGCGAGGCCGCAGCGAAGGATGAGTTTCTCGGCATCAAGAACACGACGCGCGACGACATGCTCGCCGCGCACCGCGTGCCGCCTCAGCTGCTCGGCGTCGTGCCGGCGAACGCGGGCGGTTTCGGCGACGTCGAGAAGGCGGCCGACGTGTTCTTCCGCAACGAGATCGAGCCGCTGCAATCGCGCTTCCTCGAGGTGAACGACTGGCTGGGCGAGGAGGCTGTGGCGTTCGAGCCGTACGACCTGCTGTCGACGGCGTGATCGACAAGGGGCCGGACGGCATTGATTGGTGGTTTCGGGAGGGGCGGGTTTAGGATAGCCGAGGCAGATAGCCGACAGGTTTTGGCTATCGGGCAAGAGCTATTCCTTTGATCGCCTCGCCCCACGTCGGAGACGGATGCCGATTGCTCGGACGACAAATGAGCCGATGAACAGAGACCATGCCAACACGGCCTGATGATCCCAATCCACTTTCTGTTCGGCAGTTATGCAATAGGTTCTGCTCTTCCATTCGGCCGTAAGGAAGCCCGCGCTGCAAGGCGTGAGCGGTAGGTGACGCCAATACGGGAAGGACCATTCCCGCCAGAACGCTATCCCGGCTCCGAGAAACAGAAATAGGGAGACAGCCTCCGCCCACGGGGGAGCTTCAGACCGGAAAATCACGTTTCTTACGGAGCGAAACATCAAGGAAATGTCGCCTCCGATTGCTTTGATGGCAAGGGCGGATTTCGCTCCCGCCGACTAGCACAAATCGATCAGTGGAAGCGCTACAAACGGGGCGCTTGCCGTCAGGCCGCTCACATCACCGCTAGCGGCCGGACCGTTTCAGGGTGGACTGATCGAGCTGGGCAAGCACGAACGCGGAAAACTGGTGGATTTCGGTCCGGCTACTTATGGATGACCGGATGAGGGTCCAGCCGTTAGAGATCAGGCGTCGGCACGGGGAGAAAGGACAACAGGCCGGAGCTTGCACGCTCTCGCACGGGCGCAAGAAGTCCCGGAAGGCGCTTGCTCGCGTCGGCGAGATACTGTCCGATCTCTATCGTGAGATCGTTCATGTTTGAGCTCGTTAAATCAAAGCCTGGCGGGGCCTCAGGAGCGATCATATTGAGACGACCGCAGCCATGGTATCTTGGCCCCATGCGAAATTCTCGGTAAGGAATGTCGGGGAATGAGACGAACACATTGATGTAAAACACCCATGGCTCGGGCCGAATCC